TCTCTTTCTCTCTTTCTATGAAACGTGGTAGTTCGTAAAAGTAGCATGAAACATGGACCATGGTCAAATGCTTCCCGTCACATATATACAGGCGAATTCAAAAAAACGTTTTGAAAATAAAATTTTGGACGAAAAAAAGTGTAAAAGTGTGACGAGTACCCGAAAACAGGTGTTAAACCGTTGATATGACTGAAAAGTAGTCGTTACACTTCCCGTTACACTTCGTTACAGTTTAGTGCTTCCCGTTACACTTTTCTAGCCGAAGAGCCGTTTGACGCTTGTCGGAAACAAGGTTAGTTTTGAAAAAGCCTGTATAGAGGAGCTGCTTACATGAAACGTCGAATCGACTCAAAAGCTGAAGAGATCGAGGAAGCGCACGGTCGTAAACTCACGAATCGCCAGAAGACCTTCGCCCGGCACTTTGTAGACGGGACGCACTCAAACGCGGAATGCGCTCGCCTAGCCGGATACTCTGATAAGAACGGGATCGCGAAGATCCAAGCGCACAAACTTTTGAACACGAAGGACTTCCCGCATGTCGCGGAGTACATTGCGGAACTTCGTGAAGAGCGCGAACGAAAGTATGGTGTCACCTTGATGGGGCAGTTGAAGCGGTTGCGCGAACTTTCGGAAAACGCCGAAGAGGCCGGCCAGTTCTCTGCGGCCATCAACGCGGAGAAGACGCGTTCGGCGCTGGGCGGATTGACGACGGACAGGCGCGAGACGAATCACTTCCACGCTATCGAAAACATGAGCCGCGAAGAGATCGAATCTCGATTATCTGAACTCCGGCAGGCGCACCCAAGCGTGTTCGTAGATGCCGATTATGAGGTGATAAATGACACAGAAACCGGAGACGCTTCTATGGAACAATCTTCGGGCGAACTTCCCTAAAAGCTGGCACACCACACGGATTGAAAACCGCTTCGGCGGCGGGATACCCGACGTTCACATATGCGCGGAAGGCCTTCCATTCTGGCTAGAACTTAAAGTAACCAAAACTAACCGGGTAAATGTATCAGCCCATCAAGTCGCTTGGAATTTCGCCTATTGCAAGTCGGGGGGCGTAAGTTTCTTCCTTGTTAAGGCCCTCGAACAGTCGAACCTATATTTGTTTGACGGGAGTCGGGGTCGGGAGCTAGCGGAACACGGGCTCAAGTCGGGTCGGGTCGGGGACCATGGACCGGGGTCGGTCGGGTCGGGGTCGGTCGGGTCGGGGTCGGTCGGGTCGGGGTCGGTCGGGTCGGGGCCAGGGACCATGGTGCCGTGCCTGTGGTCGGGGTCGGACCAGATCGGGCTCCAAGAGTTTTTGATCGGGTACACCCGGCGTCGGATCGGGAAGCCCGACCCTCGAGCGCCCTGGCCCGGGCCTGGGGTATAGGAAACCCCGGCCAAGTAAACCTGGCCGGGGTTCGGCGGCTGGATGCACCCAGCCGCCAGCGGCGCCATTAAGTGTCAACAACCGGCGCCGTAGTCGCGGACAACGAAACCGCTAGTGTCGGCTTTCGCTTTCTTGCCCTTCGGATCCAGCCCGACGATAACGGGTTGCGGATCCAAGTGTCGTAAATCATGTTCCGTTCCATCAATCACGCGATGACCCATAAACGTGGCCGGCTGGCCTGCGCCAAATACTACCGCGACGTTGAAACCCGCCGCGAGTACTTGTTCGGCTTCCGCCTTGTTGGTTTCGGACAGACTAAACGTCAGGTGATAGTTGGCTGGCCGGTTAGCGTCTAACACGCGGCGCACGCTTTTGGTGTAATCCACGAACTGGATTTCCGGAAAGCGAATCGGTAACGGCTGGCCGTTGTCTGTTGGAATCCGCTCAAATGCAATATCCGTCGATCCGTTGGGCCGCACCGCGAGCTTTTTATTCTCGCGATCCGCTTTCCGAATCATGGCGCGAACGTGATCCGTCATTTCGGCCATAAACGCTTGGCGCTCATTCATAAAAAATTGAGACTTGGCGATCCGGCTTTCGCGCACCGCGTTGGTTCCGTTCTCAAGATCCGAAACCATAGCAGCTTGGCCGCTGTACATTCCGAGACATAAGGATTTGCACCCGTCGCTTGCGTTCGGGCAGAGATTGCCAACGCCTGCGGTATCGTGCGGGGCCATATAGTTGATTGCGTTTAGCCAACCATACTTGTCGGCTTTGATCGCTTTCGCGCTATCGGTGGAAAAGAAATGGGTAAACTTAGGCATGATAAACCTCTTTGGTTGTTGACGGGGTCAGTATACCATGATTTTCCAGAATAGGTCAAGTCGGGTTCGGGTCGGGTTCGGGTCGGGTTCGGGTCGGGTTCGGGTCGGGGCCAAGTCGGGTCGGGCGCTGGGTCGGGCGCTGGGTCGGGTTCGGGTCGGGGATTCAACAAAAGACGGCCCAGGCAAGGGCACCTGGGCCGTTAGTCCCGGGCGAGGAATCGCCGGGCCTCGAGCCCGGCCGCCCGGCAGGGAGGTAAGGGGGCGACGATAGTCGCGCCGCCCCCCCGATGTCAATGGAGGAGCAGCTCGCGCAGCTCCTCCTCGTCGTGGTTTGCAAAGCAATCCCCGCAGATCCACTTGTCGCCCAATGTATCGTGCGGCGTATTGCGAACGTCGAAGACATCGTGGCAGACATCGCACACGGTATTGTCGCCGTAGTTTGGAGCGTGGTTTCTCATGCTGTCACCGCCATCTGCGTTTCGCTCAATTCGATGGTGATGTCGCTCCCGCGCAGCACATTGCGAACCATGTTAGGAGTAAGGCGAACGAATTCCGCGAAGTCATCGCCGCTCACCGCGTGGGTTTTGTGCCACAACGATTCCTCATTCGTTTTCGTTGGCTTGTATCCCCGCGCATAAACCACGGTATTGACATCGTTTGACATGATGAAATTCTCCGCCGTTGGCGACATCAAATAGATGCCGTGATCTTTCACAAGCCAAAGGCCTTGGTCCGTTGTCTCGTCTTGTGTGTACGGAATCCGCCGCTTGTGCGCGTTGGAGTGTTCCATCATCTTGGCCAGCGTTCCGGCCTTGTCATTCTTAAAGATAAGCTTGTGCATTTTCATGCTCCATTGGTTGTTGACGTGATCCATTATATATGGGACATTCTGACTGTCAACAACCAATGGAGGACGATATGTCCACACGAGCATGTTACACATTCACCGATTCGCAAGGCGAATTTCACGTTTACAAACATCACGACGGATATCCCTATACCGGCGGAGTTCATAAAGGCGAGTCCTATGAAGGCGGAGGCCTTGTCTGGATAAACGACGCGAAAGCATTCGCGTGGGATTTCCCCCGTTTTGAAGCCGACGATTTTGCCGCGTCGTTTGTAGCGGCAAACAAACAAGGCGGTGGCGGTTGTCGTTTAATCAACAAAGCGAACCCGTGGGATTTCTCCGGCGATTCCGAATATTGGTACAAGGTAAAGGTCGCTGTTCCCGCGCTGGATGTTTGGGTCGATGTTTACCGCGTTGATTGGTGGGGCGATGAACCCAAAAACGAATTGATTATGGGTGGCGCATTATCTGAGCTTCTCACATCTGAACGTGCCAGAAAGGGGGTGGCGTGATGCCCAACTGGACCAGCAATATTTTGAACGTTGTCGGCAAACCGGAGGCCGTGGATAAATTCGTCGCGCATATAGGTGAGGTGATGGATTTTGAGAAGGTGATTCCGTCTCCCGAAAATATGTTCCGCGATAACTTGTCACAAGAAGACAAGGAGCGGTGCGCGGCGGAGGGAATCCCGAACTGGTACGATTGGCAATCTGAAAATTGGGGAACCAAGTGGAACGCTTGCCATCATGAAGGTCCAGTTGAAATCCAAGACTACGAAGACATAAACATGAAGCAAGCGACGTATCGGTTTGAAACCGCATGGGACACTCCCCGCCCGATCATCGCCGCGCTTTTTGAGCAATGGCCAGACCTCGATTTTGAAGGTGGATATATCCACGAGGGATATGAGGGTTGCGGTTCGTTTTCGGAATTCAGTAATCGGGAATGACGGGGGAAACCTTGTCGGGGATCGGGCGGCCTTCGGGTCGCCCTTTTCTTTTGCCCAGTCGTCGGGTCGGGTCGGGTCGGGAGCTGACCCGGTCTCGAGCCCCGCCGCCCGGCGCTGGGGCCGGGCGATAGCCGGGCCCGAACTAGGTTCAAGCCAGGCTCGAGCCTGGCCGCCGGCACAAAAAAGGGGAGACCCGAAGGCCTCCCCATCTCCTGGAAAATAATGGTCTAGGCGGCGACCCGCACCGCTGGATCGTCGCGGTAGGCCTCGATGAATTCCGGCGATGCGTAAGTCAACCGCATCCGAAGGATTTCGGACTTGTACATATCGCCATATTCCCACGACCCATATGTCGCATCCGATTTTCCGACTGTGTACCACGCGGAATATTCGTTTTCGTTTTTGGGAAGCTTATGGGTTTTCAGAACCCGGATCTCCCAATGTCCGAGATCCGGATGGTGCGCCTCGAACGTTGCATATGGGTTTTCAATGTCGCGGCCTTTGCCTAGTGGATTTGCCATGTCAATTTTCTCCTATGTGTTGTTGACCCCCATGTTATCCCATGATATAAAATAGAAGTCAACAACCAATGGAGCGAAACATGGAATACGAAATTCACACCCAATGCCCCGAATGCGATGGTTACGGAATCCGCGAACATCAGATAGCCGTCGATGAATTTAAGGAAAGCGATTGCCACGAGTGCGAAGGCTCCGGCTTGGTTATGCATACCGAGGTTTACGATTGCATTGAGGATGCCGAAGCTGATTATCCCGAAGGCTTCATCAAACCGTCAAAATGGAATCACGCGAAAGCGATCCAGCGCGGCCAGATGATCGCGAATCAGATTCTCGGCCCGACGTTAGGGTTCAAATCATGAGATAGTCGGGCAAAACTTTCTCGCAACTCGGGCGGCCTTCGGGTCGCCCTTTTTTGTGCCCGGTCGGGTCGGGCTCGAGATCGGCTCGGGTCGGGTCGGGGTCGGGTCGGTCCAGGTCGCCGCCAGGCTACCGCCCGGCGCTGGGGCGCGTTAGTAGTATAACGCGCCAAGCTCAAGCCCGGCCGCGCCGCCCCAGCCCGGCCGCGCCCGATCGCTCGCCCGATCGCTCGCCCGATCAGCTCGCCCGATCGCTCGCCCGAAAAATAATTTTAAAAAAATGCATATATTCGCTTGCGGCCCTATGGGATTTCATGGTAGAACATACGTGTTCTAGCGAACACAAACACAAAACAGAAAGCGAGAAAGAAATGAAAACGATTAACCTGATTAACGGCGCCACCATTCGCAGTGAGAAACAGTTGGCACAAGCTTTTGTTTCCGTCTATGCAGAACATCGAACCGTTTCCGCCGATCTAGCCACCATCAAAAACGCGATCAAAGACAATCCCGCATATGATTGGTTCGTTCATGGCATTGACGTGCAAGATCGTACTGCCGAGCGTTTCAACAAGGACGCGGCAATTGAGCTTCTAGTTAAGCTTGGCGCTACTGAGAAACAAATCGCCGATTGCTACAAACCCGTAGCATCAACCGCGATCACGCGGAAAGCTTAAAAACTGAGGGCGCGGCCATGGTGGCCGCGCCCATTAACTTAGAAAGCGAGAAACCAATGAACGATCTAATGCAACAAGGCCTGAATGATTTCTTCCAAAAGCTTGGCATGAACGATAGCCAACGCAAGCGGTTTCACGAATCGCGGAATTGGACTGCCGCCGATTTCCTGAAATGGTATTGTAAAACGTCGCACGCATCGCGCCAAATGACTGCCGATTATTTGTATGGCATGAGCGATGCCGACGTTAAAGCATTGTCTCGCGTGTTGGACGATTTGACTTGTGACCTCGCACGCCATCGCAAGCGCAAGCTTTGCATCGAACAGTTGAACGATGGCGAACAACTAACGCAATGGTAGCATCGGGTAACTAGGTACTTAGGGCGAGGGTCGATTGACCCTCGCCCGACCGACCGAGACGGGTCCGCGTCGGGCGCTGGGTACTGCGAGCAGAGCGAGCAGTAAAGTACTGTTTTGGAAATATAATCAGGCCCATTTTTCACTGAACCGCGAACCGCGCTCCGCCAGCCGGACCCCCCACCTTCATTTGAAAAGCAAAACGCCCACAATTTTTCGCGTATATATTTTCATTCGAGTTCGTGGATATACAGCGGCCCTAGCCTGACCAAGCCGTGATGCGTTTCGCATTCGACACATTGGGCCACGTTTTCTGGATACAGGAAGAACCGAAAGCCTCCGCATTCCTTGCATTGTAGTGGCTCTGGTTCGTTATCTGATTTAAATAGATCGACTATGTTGTCCATGGTTCGTGGTTCCTTTTGCTTTATTCGTAGTATATAGAATACACATGTTGAACGCTTCTGATGAGGTTTTGCGCGAAGTCCTTGCTTTAGAGCAGGCGAAGCGGACGCTTTCTGTACGGGAGAAGGCTCGCGAGGACTTTATGGCGTTTGTGAAGCATGTTTATGATGGTTTCATTGAGGGGAGCCATCATAAGCAAATTGCGCAGCAATTTGAGAAGCTGTCGCAGAACCCCGGTTCACGGATCATTGTCAATATGCCGCCGCGACACACGAAGAGTGAGTTCGCGAGTTATTTATTGCCGGCGTGGTTGATTGGTAAGAATCCGGAATTGAAGATCATTCAGACGACGCATACGGCGGAGCTTGCGGTACGGTTTGGTCGTAAGGTCAGGAACCTTATGGAGCTGGATGTTTACAAGCAGATCTTTCCGGAGGTTGATCTGCGTGCGGACTCGAAGGCTGCTGGTCGCTGGGAAACGGGTCAGGGCGGTGAGTATTACGCGGCTGGTGTTGGTGGTGCGATCACGGGCCGTGGTGCGGACTTGTTGATTATTGATGATCCGCATTCGGAGCAGGATGCGTTGTCTGAGACGGCGATGGAGAGTGCGTATGAGTGGTATACGTCTGGTCCTCGTCAGCGTTTGCAGCCTGGTGGTTCGATAGTTGTGGTCATGACGCGGTGGTCTTTGAAGGATCTGACCGGCAAGTTGATCAAGGCGCAGACTTCTGATGCGATGTCTGATCAGTGGGACATTGTGGAGTTTCCGGCGATTCTGCCGAGCGGCAATCTTTTGTGGCCTGAGTTTTGGAAGAAGGATGAGCTATTAAGGGTCAAGGCTTCGTTGTCCTTGGGCAAGTGGAACGCGCAATGGCAGCAGAATCCTGTTGCCGAGGAAGGCGCGATTATCAAGAAGGAGTGGTGGAAGAAGTGGGAGAAGGATTCTGTTCCACAGATTAGTTACATCATGCAGTCGTATGATACGGCGTTCTCAAAGAAGGAGACGGCGGACTATTCTGCGATTACGACGTGGGGTGTTTTCAAGCCCCTGGACGGTGGCCCGGACAACATCATTTTGCTGGACGCGAAGAGAGGTCGTTGGGACTTTCCGGAACTGAAGGCGAATGCGATGGAGGAGTACAAGTACTGGGATCCGGACATGGTGTTGATTGAGGCCAAGGCCAGTGGGACACCGCTCACGGACGAGTTACGGACGATGGGTATTCCGGTTGTTAATTGTACACCGTCCAGGGGCAA